TTACTGTGCGTTGAGCGTGAGATTGCGCGCTTCGCCCGAGGCTTCCAGCACGGCGAGTACATAGACGAGCGCCCCGCCCTGGTCACAGACCCTGACACTGAGCACTTCGGTGGACGGGTCAATCCCCTCCCGCGACAATACGGCCGCCACCGGCTGGATACGGCCCTCGGAGAGCGCAGCCTGGATGGTCGCATTATCCCAACACCCGCCCTGCGCCACAGCGGGCGCAGCGCCCGCCGAAGCAAAGAGCCCGAGCGCAAGAATCAGCATTGAGATGCGGGAAGCGAAAGACTTTTTCATGGACCGACTTTTACAGCCAGATTGCTGAACTGCAAATGAATGGCGTTCAGAATGATTTGGGAAGTCCGGCCTGTTTGAGAGCGGCATTGGCGGTATGGCGCGACTTGATGGCGCCGTCGACGGTAAAGTGCCGTCCGTTGACCGGCGAAAACCATATTTCATGGTCGCCTCGCCCCTGCCGCACGAGATAACAGCCAGCAGCTTTCAAAATCCGCTTCAGCTCCGGGGTGAAGCTGGGCATCGATCAATGCTGAAGGGCCGGTATGCGGCCCGTCTTGGCGGCGACCATATGGAATGGCACGTCATGGCCCAGGTCGAAATCACCATTATTGTTGAGTTCGAGCAGGTCGGGAAGCGCGTTCGCCACCTTATCGTACAATGCATCGACGGACGCCGCTTCGAGCGCCAGCCCGTCGATGTCTGACGACGTTGCCACCCACACGCCAGCCTCGTCGTCCCAATCGGCCCGCACCACGATGATCGAATGCATTGCATCCACGCTCCTGTTGGATCGCAATACTATAGGTGCGGTTGTGCGAAGTGCAACTTACACCTTCCCCAACTCGCTCTTGAGCCCGCGGCGCAGGAAGATCACCGCCAGCGCTTCCATCACCAGATGCGGCCCGGACATGCCGCCGAAGGCATCGATTTCGAGCCCAAAGCTCTGCGCCATCCCCACCAGCAGCATCAGCGCGCCGACGATGTAGGTCTTGTGTCCATCGAAAATGCTCATGTCATCAACTCCGATCGTTTCGCTTGTCAAAGGTTTGAGAGGCACATCGGCGAGCGCATTGGCGCGGATGTCGGCCACCCGGCTCGTCCATCCGCGTCCAAAGCTCGCCCATGTCGAAAGGCGCTGCAAAAAGCTCATGCGCTGGTCGCACAGTGCCTCGACCAGCGTGCGCGTGTCGCGCTTTGCGATCGCCGCTAGCGTCACGGGCCCGACGAACCCGTCCTGAACGACCCCCACCAGCGCCTGCAACGCCCTGATCGCCCGGTCCGGCCCCGAATTGACCGCATAATCGAACAGCGCAAGATCCAGCCCCGCCGGCATCGACCCGGCTTTCGACCGATCCCAATACTGCGCCTTGTAGATCGCCGCCGCCTCCGCCCGCGTCAGGGCCGCGACCTCGGATTTGGGCACATCCCACCATGGCGAGACACCGCGCCAGCGCGCCAGCGTCTTGTGGGTAATCCCCATATTGGTCGCCCCGCCCGGATCGGCGGGATGATCCACATAGCCGCCCTCGTGCTTTAAAATCAGCGCAAGGCAGCGCGTCCAGCGTGATGCCGGCATCGTCAGTCTCCCTCAATTATAGAAATTCAGTCGTTGTCGCGAAACGAAAGCTCGATCCAATGGGGTCCGCGCCGAACCAGCATCAAGCTGTCCTTGAAGGCAGCGAGCTCCCGATCGCCGCCGAGTTTCAAATTCCCGATCCCATCGCGAAAGGTCAGCGTGGTCCCCATCGTCCCGGTGGCGATCAACATGGCGCCATCAAAGCCGCCAGTGATCGTATCGATCTCGTCGCTTGTCCCGGTCTCGGGCGCCGGTACGGCATAACTCGTCGTCACCGTCAGCACCCCATCCGCCACAACGGGAAAGCTCACAGCGCTCCCCATCATCTGGTCGAACCTGACGAACCCCTCCGCCGTGAGCGTCAGCGCCGTGGCAAAATCGGAGCCGTCGGCGCTCGTCTTGAAGGCAAAGTCGTCATTCCCCGCCAGCCCGATCTCCGCCCGCCCCGAAAATCCGGTCTGGAACAGCACGGTCGCGCTATCGCCCGACGCTTCCTTATTGAGCGTCAACCGCACATCACCGCTGCCGCCCTCGGCATCCTGCACAGCGGTGAACAGCGCCGCCTCGGACCGCACCATCAGCCGGTTGATATCGTCTGCAACGCCCCCGATACCCACCCGGTCCACCTGGTCGAGCACGCCCGTCCAGTCACCATCGCGATAGAAGCAAACCCGTCCCGCATCCGCATCCCAGGCCAGCCACCCCTCGACAGGCGTCGCAAACCGCCACCCTCCAAGGGTCCAGCTTGCCACCGCGCCATCATGCCCCGCCCACGCCCCGGTCGGCGCATCGCCGATGCCGTAGCTTGCCCCCTCGTCGGGATTGTCGGGCGGATCATCGCGCCCGATCTCGGCCAGCCGCAACTGTACGATCGCATCGAGCAGCAGCAGCGCCTCATTGTGCGTCACATGCTTTTGCGCCTGTTCGGGCGCCATCAGCGGCAGATCCAGCCGCGTCGTCGTCGTCATCTAAACCTCTCCATGCGCCGCCAGCCCCGGCCCCAGCACCGGGCTGACCTGTTGAACCGTCCAGCCAAATCCCGCCGGCACGCCGCCAAAATCGGCCTCCTGCGCCGCCGTCGAATAGCTCCAGCCGCTCTCTCCCACATCGACCTGGCGCACCCGAGCATCGCCATCGAAGACGCAAACCCGATACCGCTCGGGCGCGATGTCCAGCGGCACCTCGCCAAAGCTCCAGTCATTGCCGCCCACCCGGCTGCGCCGTATCCACGACAGCGCCAACGCGCCCGTTTCGTCCCGCCGCGCCGTCAGATGCACCGGCGCCAGCGGCAGCACCGGCTCGGAGCCCATCGCCACCGCCTCCGTTCGCCCTTCGACATCGGCCGGCCCGGCAAAAACCCGCACATCGCGCGTGCCACTCAATTCGCCCTGCCCGAGCGCCATCCGCAGGCATGCGGCGTTGATCACCATCACCGCCTGCCCGCTCGCCGCCGCCCCCGGCACCGTGCCTCGCAATCCGCGCAGCAGCCCCGAGAGCCGATACCGCCTCGGCGCGACAAGCTCCGCCGTTTCGAACCCGACCAGCTCCCAGCCCCCGCCATCCGACTGCACCGCAATTCGGTTGGCGGACGCCAGCACCGTCATCGGCTCGCCCGACGCCACATGCCCGCTCGAGAGTTCGATCTCCATCGTCTCGCCTCGCGCCCAGACACCCAATGGCCCTGCCTCAAGTCTCGCCGTCAAAACACCCACGGTGCCGCGCGCCGAAATCGTCCCCAGCGTCACCCCGCTCGCCGCATCGCGCAGCGTGATCGGTCCGGGCCAGGGCTGGGCATAGGCCGCCGCTACCAGCTCGCTCCCGCCCGCCCCATCGGGCAAATGCGCGATCACCACCAGCGGCTGTGCCGCGATCGGTGGCCGCACCACACTCCAGCGCCGCTCTGTCGGCGACACGGCAATCGTCGCCGCATCCCCATGCGCCAGCGTCGACACCCGTCGCTCGAACCCGTCCCGCACCGCCTCGATTCGAAACGGCTCTTCACCCTCCAGCGTCACCAGATCGCCGGGCTCCAGCGCGAGCGCCGATGGTGGCAGCGCGAAATCGAGCGCGTCGGAGGCCGTCGCCTGCCGCATCAGCATCGCCCTGGCCGCAAACCGCGCCGCGTCCGCCTCCAGCACCAGCCCGCTCTCGGCCCCAACGTTCCGCGCGCCCACTGGCGACACCGCCAGAACCGCGGATGTGCGATAATCGATATCGCGGTCGAAATGATTGAGCGTCAGCCGCCCCGCGGTTTCCGCCGGGTCGCCGCGCCTGCGGCTCGTCACCGGCCCATCGCCCCGCTCCAGATCGTCCGCCTCCAGCCCCAGCACCGCCCCCACCTCGGGCGAAATCCACTCGATCTTTCCCAACCGGTCGCGCACCGCAAGCCCGCCCGCCTCGGCGAGATTGGCCGCGACGTCGCGCAAGCTCGCCACCGCCTCGACGCCGAGTCCCGTCACCATCGGCGGCACCGCATCGATCCGCCCGGTCGCAACGCCATATTCATCGGCGATCGCCGCCAGCATTTCGCCGAGCCCCGCCGCGCCCAAACGCCCGTTCAGCCAATGCCCGGTCGAATAATTCGCCGCGTCAGCCCACACATCGGCCAGCCCCGGAAACGCCGGATAGGGCCGCGCGTCCCAGCACCAGATGTAAATCCGGTCGGTATCGAGCATCCGCCCGCCATAGACCGGCGATGTCGGATTGTGCGCCCCCGTCGCCCGCCAATACTGGTGGCACGCCCGCAGCGCCTGCCGCTGCACCAGGGCATCGGGCCGCCCGGTCGAAAATGCCGGCCGCTTATCCTCTGAACTCTTGGGGTCCCCAAACGCATTCGGCCCGTTCGGCCCCTTGTCCACCGCCCCGCACCCGAATTCCGTCAGCCAGACCGGTTTCGACCGCGGCACCCAATCGGTCGTCGTCCCACTGCGCACCCCGCCCACGCGGTTATGGTGCGGTTGGCTCCACCAATTGACCAGATCCTTGTAGCGCCAGACCCAGTCCTCCCCATGCGCTCCGTCCGAAATCGGGGTCCGCGCCTGCGCCGCCCGATCCGCGACCGAGGCATAGAACCAGTCGAACCCCTCGCCCCCGGCAATATTGCCCTTCAAATACTCAAGCTCATAGATCGACCGCGCCTTTTGCGCATCGAGATGCCCCTGCCCGTCCCGCCAGTCGGCCATCGGCATATAATTGTCGATCCCCACGGCATCGATATTCTCATCGGCCCACAGCGGATCGAGATGGAAAATCTTGTCCCCCGGCGCGCCCTCCGGCTGCAGCCCGGAATATTCCGACCAGTCTGCCGCATAGGTGATTTTTGTCCCACCCCCGACGATCCCCCGCACGTCCGCCGCCAGTGCCTTCAACGCATCGACAAACGGAAACTGGGTTGCCCCCGACCGCACCCAGGTCAGATGCCGCATTTCCGACCCGATGAGAAACGCCTCGACGCCCCCGGCTTCTTCGGCCAACGCCGCATAGTGCAAGATCATCTCGCGATAGCCATTGGTGATGAACGCCGCCACCTGCGCCCCCGCCCCAGCCGTACCGTCCGGTGATCCGGCAACACCCGGCGCCGGATGGCACGTAATCCGCCCCCTCCAAGGATGGGCCGGCTGCCCGGCCCCAAGCGTAAACGGATCGATCAGCCCATTGCCCACCGGCACGTCCATCATCACGAACGGATAGAGCGTCACCGAAATCCCGCGCGCCCTCAAATCCCTGATCGCCGCGATCACCGATGCATCCGACGGCGTCCCGCCATAGGCCGGTCCACCCGCGTGCTCGCTCACCACATTGGCCGCACCGCGCGTCAGCCCGGCCACCGCCCATTCGGTCCCCTCGACCTGCCGTCCCGCCGCCTCGACGCGCGGCTCGACAACGCATTCTCCGCACCGCAGATCGGTCCCGAACCAGCTCACCACCAGCCCGACATGCTTTAGATTGGGGCACAGCGCCAAAAGCTCGTCGATCGACACATCCCAGTTCGAGCGCAACCCGCTCGCATGGGTATTTTCCGCCTCGGTCTCCCCGCGCCCGACCACCCGGACACGCGGCGCGGGGTCATAGCCGAATTCAGTGGATCCGGGGATCACGCACATCGCCCGTATGTCGCGCTCCAGGTCCCCCACCGGACGGCACACTTCCACCGAGATATTGGGTATGCGATTTCCGAACGGGGTCAGGTCCAGCCGCTCGAAAACGATATAGCACAGCCCCCGATATGCCGGCGCCTCGCCCTGCTTTGCGGCAATGAGCCCATCAGCATTTTGTGTCCGCGTCCCGCGATAAAACCGCAGCGAAAGCCCTTCGGTCTCAAGCACACGCCCATCGGCCCAAATGCGCCCCATATGGGCAACTTCGCCCTCGCACAGCGCCACGGCAAAACTCGCCGCGATCGCCTCCTCCTCAGCCTGTCGCCCAAACCCTTTCGATCCCGAATTTTCCGGCGTGATCCGCTCGAGTTCGGTCGCCCAGATCACATTCCCGGCTACCCGGCACCAGCCATAAACGCGTGGAATGGCACCGCCTTCGCTAGACCCTGTCAGCCGGACATCGCTCCCCTGTGCAACCGGCCGTTCGCCAAAAATCGCCCCATCGATGGCGCTCCCCGCCAGCGCCCCCAGCGCCCGCCCGATCGTCGCCCCGATCGGCCCAGCCACAGCGCCGCCGACCATCTGGCCAGCCAGCGTTAATGCAAGAGTTGCCATAGTCCCCGTCCGTTATCCTTGCGCACCGCATTGCGCCTATATGCCTTCGCCCGAGCCTCGCGTGCCCCACCACCGTCATCCCGGACTTGATCCGGGACCCAGTATGCTCCGCGCCAGCATTTCCAGCGCCCACACCCCCCGAGCCTACTCCCTCTCCCTCGGAGGAGAGGGTTGGGGTGAGGGGGCCCTGAGCGCTCAACCAGGCTTTGCCTCCGGAAACCGAAACACCCCCGCCACCCGCTTTTGCCAGTTCTCATCGAACGCCACCTCGACTACCCCCAGATGCTCCTGCGCATGAACGAACCGCCCGGCCTCTACCATCACGCCGCAATGGCGCGCCGGCCTGTGCCGCAGCAATGCCAACAGCACCACATCCCCCGGATGCGCCGCGCCGTTGACCCGTGCGAGATATCGCAGCGCCCCATCTTCCAGCGCCGTCCCGGCCCCAAGATCGCGCCAGTCAGGCCCATACGCCGGCACAGCAACCGCTTCCCCGCCCAGTGCCTGCCAGATGCCCCGCACCAGCCCCAGGCAGTCCGCCCCCGCCCCGCGCGTGGCCGCCTGATGCCTATAGGGCGTCCCGATCCACCGCCGCGCCTCGGCCACAACCTGATCGGCCATCCCGCTCATCGCACCAGTGCCTCGCCATCCAGCCGGTCGGTCGCGCTGGGATATCGCAGCACGAAATCATTGCCCGGAATGTGCGGAAACCCCTGAAAATTCGCGCCATTGCCGAACTTTGTCCGGCACGTCGCAAACTGCTTGTCGCATCCGGCAAAAACCCTCAGCGTGTCGCCGATCTCCACCCAGTCGCTCACCGCCCGCGCAAAGCCCAGCCGGTTCCCCGCCTGGGCCAAAATCGCCTCGCGCACGCCATCACGCTTCCCGCTTATCCACTGCGCGGTACCATCGACGAACCACCCGTCGGCAAACCCGCCCAGTTCCGACACCACGACCGTCCTGGCGTCCGCCATCCCGGTCACCGTCACATCCGCCCGATATGCCGCACCATCCAGATCGACCCCGCACCGCCCATCCCCCAAATGCGCATCGCACATGTGCTGGTAGAGTCGCCCCCTCGGTGCATTGAGCTGATGCTGCGCCGAGCGCAACTCGGCCCGGAACACTCCGTCCTCGCGGACGATTTCGCCGATCGTATCCACCCGGATCAGCTCGCGCTGGCCGATGACCCGCCAGTTCACCCGCCAGCTTTCGATCCGCGCCCCGTCATAGCGCCCCAGCGCAATTTCATCCTCTGCGATCGCCGCCGAAGACAGCACGCCCAGCACTTCCGAGGTCTGCGTCTGCGCCCCCAGCCGCTGCACCGTCTCGCTGCCGTCCAGCCCATCGGCCGGCGCATAATTCACCCCGCCAAACGCAAGCGGCACGTCATGATCGGTAAACCCAAGCACCGCCCCATCGGCCCGCTCCAGTTTCCAACACCAGCAGAGCGTCGTTGCCCCGCTCGCGATATGGGCCGCAAAGCCCTCGGAAAAATCCCTCATTCGCCCAACACCTCGATCACCGGAATGTTCGGCGCCATCGCGGCATCGAACTCTGACAGCTCGACCTCCAGCCGGTCCGTATCGAACCGTACCGGCACGTCGAACGCGAACCCCGCCCGCACCGCTGCGCCCGTCGCCGGCGCGTCGTCCAGCGTCACTAACCCCGTCAGCGCATCGACCGAAAACGCCTCCACCGCGGCCCCGCCCACCGAAACCGAAACGCTCCCCGCCACCGGCTTTGTGATGGGGCGGTCATAGGCGTCAAAATCCCCGCCATAGCGCTTGACGAGTTGAAACTGCGTACGGCTCCCGTCCCCTGTCCCGATCCGCTGGTCGGCCCCCGACATCCAGTCCAGCCCGTCGCGCCATAAAAACGAATGAAACCGCCCCCGCCGCTCCTCGAAAAACGCCAGCACCGCCTGCATGTCGGCCCGCGATTTGACCCCATACCCGGCATTGTAGCGCCGCCGCGCGTGCGCCCACCGCTGATTGCGCTCCTCGCGCCCCGACGCCAGGGTCACCACATCGGTCAACCGCACCGGCCCACCCTGCGCCCCCAGCGCGATATCGAGCGGAAACCGCACCTGATGAAACGCCATGAATTGTCCTCTCGATTGTTTGCACCGCATGGGGTCCGCCCCCTGCCCTCATGACAGGAGTATCCCCACCACGTACTCGCGTTTGCCCACCGCTCCGCCGCGTTCCCCCACCCCGTCGGCGTTTTCCCATCACCCAAATCCCGCCCCAACCTGACTCCCTCTCCCTTGGGGGAGAGGGTTGGGGTGAGGGGGCCTAGCTGAGTCAGTAAAAGCCTCAACCCTGCCCCACCCACCACCGTCATCCCGGCCCTGCGCCGGGACCCAGTATGCTCCGCGCCAGAGACCGAACTAGGTCATCGCCTAAACCCTCGGAGCATACTGGATCCCGGGTCTCCGCCCAGGATGACGCCGGTGCAGGAGGCAGCACACTGCCCTTACGTCCCCCGCGACCCCCGCCGCACCGCCCGCAACAGCATCGCGCTCACTTCCGCCTCCGCCGCCGCAAAGCTCCGCGCATCGCTTGCCGTCACATTGAAATTCACCGTCACGCTCCCGCCCCCGCCGCCGGCAACACCCAGCCGCCCATCGGCCCCACGTCGTAGGGGCATGATCGCCTCCGGCCCCGCCTCGCCTGCCAGCCCCCATTGCCCGGCCATCGGGAAATAGGTTGGCGCCGACAACACCCCACCCTTGGCAAAGGGCTTCACCCGCCCCAAAGCCGGATTCAGCCCCGTAAACAGGCTCTCGATCCCGCCCCCGACCATTTCGCCCAACGGCTTGAGCGCCGCTTTCAGCGCAATATCGGCAAACGCCCGCCCGATATCGCCAAGCAGCGTCCGCAAACTTCGCCCCTCCATGATCGCTCCCCGCAACCCCCGCGTCAGGCTCCCCGAAACTGACGATCCCAGATCCCGGATGCGCTCCAGCTCCACCGAAACGTCCGACAGTTCCGCCTCAAAACTCTCGCCGAAAATCTCGCTCATCGCCCCTCTCCATCTGGATGCCGCGCCATCAGCGCATCGAACGCATCGCGCCCCAGCGGCGCTGCCCGCCCGCGCCCCGCCAGCCCCTCATGGGCCGCCGCGATCTCGCGCGGCGTCATCGCCCAGAACGCCTGTGGCGCCAGCCGCAGCGTCCCCAGCCCGAACCCCATGACATCGGCCCAGGGAAACCCGCTCATTGCGCCGCCCCGAACGTCGCCTCGAGCAGCCGCACGCAAATCCGCGCCGCCCCCGTCAACCCGCCCTCGATCGAGAGTCGCGCCAGATCGTCATCGGTGACAGCGTTCCCCGCGCCACGCAGCCCGGCGCCCAAAATCGCCGTCAAATCCCGTGCCGATACCCGCCCCTCGGCAAACCGCTCGACCAGCCCGTTGAGGTCGCCTGTCTGCAACCGAGCCTCCAGCTCCGCCAACGCGCCCAGCGTCAGGCACAGCGTTTTCGTCTCGCCGCCGATCTCGGCGTCGATTTCACCCCGTTGGGGATTGGCCATGGCTGGCCCTCCATATCTGTGTTAGCTTGTGCTCGTTGCGACTATGTTGTGTTTACATGTACACAGGGAGGCGAACATGCCCGCCACCACCACGCTCACCGTCCGCTTGTCGGCCGAAACCAAAGCCAAGCTCGACCGCCTGGCCAAGATCACAGAGCGCTCGAAATCGTTTCTCGCCGCCAAGGCGCTGGACGAGCATGTGACCCGCGAACTCGAAATCTGCGAAGGCATCCTTGAGGGGATTGCCGAGGCTGACGCGGGCCGCACCGTACCGCATGAGGACGTCATGGCCGAAATGCAGGCCATTATCGATGCCGCTTCTGCCGAGCAGCGCAAGCGGGCCTGACCGGTGCGGACCACACGGTGGACAAACGCCGCACAAGCCGACTTGCGTGGTGTCATCGCTTACATTGCCACTGATAATTCTTACCACGCTCAAACGGTTAAAGACCGTATTCAGACCGCCGCCGACGGTCTGGCGCGATACAACACAGGTCGGCCAAGCCGTTTCCCGAACACTTACGAAAAGCTCGTCAGCGGATTGCCCTACATCCTCGTTTATCGCGTCGAGAAATCTACAATCGTCGTCCTGCGCCTCATCCACACCGCCCAATCCTACCCGCCGCGTTAGGCGACTGGTCAGTCAGCGATCCCGGCTCGACCTACGCCCCATCCCGCGATGACGGCGCCGCACGCAGGAAATTCACCAACCCCTCCACCTTCACCCCGGGATTTATTCCCGGGGTCCAGCGCCACCTCGCCCCTGCGCCAGCGTCATCGGCGCCCTCGCCTACCCCGCTGCGAACGTGATCTCCCCGGCACTCTCCAGCGCCAGCTCGAACGTCACTTCCCCCGCATGGTCGCCGGCAAATTCCAGCGCCACGATCTGGAATGGTCCTTCGACCACCCCGAAATCGGGCAAAATCAATTGCCAGTTGCGGATCGTCCCGCCGAAAAACAGCGCCCGCACCTGGGCATCCGACGCCCTGTCCTTAAAAATCCCCGCGCCCGAAACCGAGGCCCGCTTGATCCCGCCGCCGGCCAGAAGTTCCCGCCACCGCCCGGCGCTCTCGGCATCTGTCGTATCCACGCTCGCCGCGTTGAAGGCGAGCTGCTTGGTCCGCAGCCCCGCCACCGTCAAAAAACTCCCCGACCCGGTCTGGTCGAGTTTGAGCAACATGTCTTTGCCACTCTGGGCCGTCATCGCGTGTTCCTTCGATAAAAATTTCGAAACAATGTGGCCGCGTCAGCCGAAGGCTGAAACGCCCTCACCCCACCGCCTCCGAAAACAACCGCAGCTCCACGGCCGCCCTTGCCCGCCCCGTCGCCAGGTCGATCGCCGTCTCGGTCCGCACGTGCCGGCGATGCGTCACAACATGCCCGCCCGTTTCCAGCGCCCCGCCCAGCGCCACGGCCTCGATCCGATCGGCGATCTGGATCGCCTTGATGCGCGAAGGCTGCGGGCTCCAGCAATGCACGGTCACCCGGTGCTCGAACCCCGGAGCATCGTCGCCGTCGCGCGGCACCGCATCATGGCGGAGGATCGCCACATAGGGCGGCTGCATCCCTCTGGGCGGCGCGTCGAAAACGGCGCCCTCCCCGATCAATAGCGCCAGCCCCGCATCCGCGCCCCATGCCGAAACCAGCCCCGTCTGAATATCTTCGAGCGCCGTCATCCCACCACCGCCGTTTCCACGCACAGGCAGTCGAGATAGGCTTTGCGCCCATTGATATCTTCCGCCTCGACCACCTCCAGCGCCCGCCCGCGATAAACGATGCGATCGCCGGGACTCACATCCTTGCGAAACCGCAACGTCACGGCGTGGGTCGATGTCGCCGCGCGTCCATCGCCCTCGCGCATGATCCGCGCCGAGCGCGAGCGCACCCTGGCCCACACCGAGGTCATGGGAAAAAACATTGTCTCATGCCCGCCACCGGGCATCGGCGCCATCTCGCGCTTTTGCAGTTGTACCCGATCCCTCAGGCTGCCGACCGGCGGCACCGCCCCCCTCACAGCCGCACCCGTTTGTAGGGCGCGACCAACCGATCGAACCCCGCCGGCACCGGTGCCCCGGCACCCGAAACGATCACCGCATCGCGGTTTTCATACCAATACGCCACCAGCGTCTTGAGCGAATGCACGAGGTCGGACGGCACCTCGTCAGGCTCGGTCCCGAACCCGGCGACGTAATCGATCTCGATCCCGTTACGCTCCCTCAGCACTGGCGCCCCGTCCACCACGCGTGGACAGATGATCCGCGCCGGCACCGCCTGCCCGTCGGGCAAAAACTGGTCCACATCGACCTGGTACTCGACGCCAGCGACGTCATAGGCCCTGATCTCGCTGATCGTAATCATCGGTGACATCGGCAACCGGATCGCCCGATCCTCGGGCCATCCATCGCGCACCACCCGCCAGGTCTGCGCCAAAAGCGCCCGCCCCGTCACGCCCTCGACATGGATACGCGCCGCCGCGATCAACGCCTCGATCAGCCCGTCTTCCGCCTCGTCCTCTACGCGCAAAAACGCCTTCATCTCGACAAGCGAAACCGGCTCCCGGGCGGGTCCCGCCAGAAGATAGGAAGTCATGATTGTTCTCTTTTGTTAGTTGGTTTTTAGCGATGGGGCGAACCGCTGCTCGCCCAACCCTAGACCTGTCACCCCGGGCGAAGACCCGGGGCCCAGTATGCTCAGCAGTGCGGATCAAGCCGCAGCGGGCCAGACCACCTCGGTGCATACTGGATCCCGGCTCAAGGCCGGGATGACAGGCGATGGGGCCATCGAAGGGCCGTTGCCCGCGATCGGATCAGGGTGTGGCGAAAGCGGTATTGGCAGAGAACCGGAGCGCAGCGTGTACTTTGGTACGTGAGCACCGGAAGCGCACGTCAATGCCGCCTGCAGCCCGCCCTCATTCATTCGCCGAATTTCAACAGCTTGATCGCATCGAAATCGGCAATCCCACCGCCCACGCGCTTGGTCGTATAAAACAGCACGTAAGGCTTGGCCGAATAGGGATCACGCAGGATATTCACGCCCTGCCGGTCGACAATCAGATAGCCACGTCTGAAATCCCCGAACGCCGCCGAAAAACTGTCCGCAGCGATATCGGGCATGTCCTCGGCCTCTACCAGCGGAAAGCCCATCAGGCTCGCGCGCCCCTCGGGCGAAGCCGCCGGCTGCCAGAGGTAATTGCCCTCGGCATCCTTGAGTTTGCGCACCGCCCCTTGCGTACGCCGGTTCATCAGCCAGGTCGCGTTCTGCCGATAACCGGCCTTGAGCGCATAAACGAGATCGATCAGCGCATCCGCCGGCTCGCTCGCCCCGAACCCGCCATCGGTGCCGGTCGCCACATAGCCCAGCTTCTCCCAGGCCCAATCGCCCTCCTCGACAGTATCGGCGGTCAGAAAGCCGGTCGGTTTGTTGACGCCGTCGCCCAGCACGACGCCGCCGTCTCCTGCTCGGCAAATGCCGCATTCACTTCCTGGGCAATCCACTGGCCCACATCGACGGCCGCATCGTCCAAAAACGCCTGCGTCGCCGCCGGCATGGCGTAGAGTTCCATGGTCGGAAATGTCAGCTCGTCGATCACCTGCGCATTGGTCTGCGCCCGCGCCGCCGTCTCGCCGACCCAGCCCACCTGTGGGCCCGTCACGGTGATAGGCTTTTTATAGACCGACGACGACACCTGCCGGACGCCGCAAATGGCGCGCATCGGCGAATGCCCGCCAGAAGCGTCGCGATCTCGGTCTCGGTTTCGCTCGGCACCAGATAGCCGCCATCGGGGTTCGACGCCACCGAAAGCGCCTTTTCCTCGCCGCGCTTCACATAGGCGGAAAAGGCGTCCTTGTATTCGTCGCCCGCCACCACGCGACCGCCATCCAACGCCGGACGCGCCTTGTCCACCGCTGCCTTATCGAGCGCGGATTTGTGCCCATCGAGAATGGCGTTGAGCTTTTCAAGCTTGCCCTCGAGCAACCCGTCGGCCGAGCCGCGCTTTTCGAGTTCGCCCAGGCGCTGGTCGTTGGTCGATTTGAACTCTTCGAACGCCGACATGAACTCGCCGAACAGCACGTTCATATCCCCAGCCGACATCGCCGCCACCTTGGTCTCAAGGCGCGGTTCGCTATGTTTTGTCATCGATTTTCCCTTGTTTACTTAAGAAGTTTTATTCGCCTAAGCGTCTCGCCATTTCGCGACGCCTCTCACCGTCATCCTGGGCGAAGACCCGGCGTGACGGCGGCAGGTGGCAAGTCCCAGTCCGCTAACGGCGCATCATCCGCGTCGCTGCGCCCAGTCGCGCCGCCAGCCGGCTGTCCCCGTCCGGCACTGACGCAATCCGCGCCGCCTCCATCATCGGGAACGTCACGATCGAGATTTCCCACAGATCCACGGCCCAGAGCCGCCGTGTGCCCGTCCGCCCTTCCCGGGTCGCGCGCACAGCCCGAAACCCGATCGAAAGCCCATCGATGGCCCGATGCGCGATCAGCGCCCGCAGGCTCTGCGCCCTTGGCACCCCATCGATCAGCCGGCCCGACACCTTGAGCCCGAACCCGTCCTCGACGATCTCGTCCCAAAGCCCGATGGGCTCCTTGGGGTCATGCTGAAACAACAGCCGCACCCTGTCGGTGCCCCGTTTGGCCAGCGTGTCGCGAAATGCGCCCGGCATCACGATGTCGCCCCCACCATCGACACGCCCGAACACCGATGCGTAACCGGCAAATCGCCCCTCGGCGTCGATCGCCAGCGTCAT